ACTACTAAAATGGAAGGTGATTTCGATACTGGTAATGTAAGATACAAAGCTAGAGAAAGATACGTTTTTGGCGTTTCTGACCCTAGAGGTATTTTCTCATCTCCGGGTGCGTAATATTTAAATAATTCTGTGGCGGGACATAGTTCCGCCACATTTAATTAAGAAAGTCATAATATGAAAAAAACTCTCATCAACATCTGGGCCTATAATTATCATGCTAAATTTACTATTTTAGCTGAAGATACGACTGAAAGTGTTGAAAAAGCTATACTTGACAAAATTGGAGAAAAGAGTATAGTCTGGGAATATCTCGGAGATAGTTATCATTCGGGATCAAACCGTATAACTTATGAAGAGGTTATAAATGATACAAGACCTATACAAACAAAAAAGGTCCTTGGAGTTCAGGTGGCAGTCTGAGTATGAGCAAAGTGGTAAATATACTCTGGACATGGTCGAAATTGATAATGCAATTAAAAACATTATCACTGAGATCAAACTTGAAGAGTCTAAAATTGCTGATAGAGAGAATAAAATCAGGAGTTCTGCCCCCCAAGTTTCTGTGGCTACTTAGATAAACGTCACATCGCTGAAATCGTACTTTTATGTAAGGATCTCTTGCACTCTACTCAAAATTACTATACAAATACCCCACTAAGATTAATTAAAACATAAATTGGTTATTCTTTTCTTAGGGAGAATGACTGGCGCTAGGAGGCGCTGATTATATGACAACACACTTTTCAAATGGCGTAACAAACGTTATAGGTAAATCGGGAGGTACTTCTTTATTTAGTGGTATCAAACAACCCCTTATAACTGGTGGGACTTCTCCACAAGAATTTGCTTATCAAAACGATTTCGTTACATACAATGCAAGTGACTGGCAAACAGTAACATCAACTGGTGCATCTGATTATCAACTAGCAGACTATGCTTTTGGATGGTTAAGACAAGGAGATGCTAATCCTGCAGCTGGAGAAATCCAGGGAGTAGCTGACTATGAGTGTTACCAATATAGTTCTACTAGACAATGGTACTTCGAAGCTAGAATAGCAGTTACCGATGTTAGTGAAGCAAACACTTGGGTTGGATTTGCACAAAATGCTTATGCAGATTCGGATACTTTACCAACTGATGGTATTGGATTCTCGCATTTACAAGATACAACTACAATTCAATTTGTATCTAGAAAAAATGGAGCGGGTGTATCTTTCGATATGGTAGATACAGCTGGCGGAAGTACTTATACTTTTGCAGATTCTAGTATAGCAACACAAAGTGCAACGGTATTGGCAGTACCATCTGCCCCTGTTAGATTGGGATTCTTATTCCAACCAGCAGGTACTGAAAGCGGACAAACAGCAGCTCAGTATAAACTTTTCTTAGATGGTAAATGTGTCGGAACACAAGCAGCAACAACTGTTCCTGATGACATCGAGATAGGTCTTAATATGATGATTGCTCACAAAGGAACTGTAGCTAACGATCTTTATGTTGACTACGTTCAAACTGTTCAACAAAGATAATAAATTAAAGGAGCCCTTCGGGGCTCCTACAAAATTTAAGGAGAGGAATTATGAGTAATGTATCAGGTGTAAAAAGTAAAACATTCACTGCTAACGGGGCTAGCACAGCAGCTATTTGTGCTAATCAAACTAATAGTGGTTCAGGAAGTATGACTTTAACAGACACTGGCGCTGCCGGTGTTCTCGTACCAGGAAATCTAGGTACAACTGTAACTATTATTTCTACGTCAGGAACAACAAATTCAGGAATTACTTTTGATGTAACTGGAATGGGAATCGATGGTACTGAAGTAAGCCAAACAGCAATTACAGGACCAGGTGGAAGTGCAACGGTTACAACAACTACAGTTTTTGTTTCTGTTACAAGCATAACTCACTCGGGCACGTGCACAAATGTCTCTTGTGGAATTACTGCAACTACAACTGGAACAGGTGTAGTTACTGCAGGAAGAACTAGAATAAGAGGAATGCATATTGTACCTTCAGGTACAGAAGGCATAATCGATTTTAAAAATACTTCTTCAAGCGGAACTAAATTATTAGAAATTGGAGTATATACAGACCAATCTCCAGTCGATCCATATATACCAGATGATGGTGTTTTATTTTCTGCGGGTGCACATATAAATGTAGGGGCAACTGATTTAGCGGATAATGTAACAGTATTCTACGACGGATAGGATTTTAAATGGCTAATACTACTTCAGGCTCTTATACTTTTGATAAGAACTTAGGCATCAATGAAGTTATTGAAGATGCTTACGAACGTATTGGTATGCAAGGCGTATCCGGTTATCAATTAAGAACAGCTAAAAGATCTTTAAATATTCTATTCTCTGAATGGGGTAATAGAGGTTTACATTTTTGGGAAGTAAGAAATCAAAATGTAACTTTAGTTGATGGTCAGAGAATATATAATTTCTATAGATCTCCTTCAGACGGTACATCTGATGGTGTGAGTACAACATTATCAGCAGGTATAAATGCTGCGGTTACTACAATTCCCCTTACTTCGGTTACAGGTTTTCCAACAGCGGGTACTATATTAATTGGTACGGAAGATATTTCATACACAGCAATATCTGGTTCAACTCTAACAGGAGGGGTTAGAGGTGTTAATGGCACAACTGCCGCAACTCATAGTACAAGTGATGCAGTAGCACAGTCTCCAAGAGGAATGGACGATATTCAAGAAACAAATTACAGGGTTAAATCAACAAGTGTTGATTCACCTATGACAAGAATTAGTCAGTCACAGTATCAAGCCTTTTCAAATAAAACAGATTCAGGACTACCGACACAATTCTGGGTCCAGAGATTTATTGATAAAGTTACTATAACTGTGTACTTGACTCCAGGGGCAGCTCAAGACGGTAACTATATTAATTTTTATTACACAAAAAGAATTGATGATGTAGGAGCTTATACAAATGCAACAGATGTTCCCTACAGATTTATACCGTGTATGTGTGCAGGTTTAGCTTTTTATTTATCAGTAAAATATGCACCTCAAAGAGTACAAGAATTAAAGATGTTATATGAAGATGAATTATTAAGGGCTGAATCAGAAGATGGTTCTTCAACTTCGACTTATATAGCACCTAAAATCTACTACCCAGGATCATAATGGGAATAGAAAATTTAATAGATGTTTTTCGAGGTGAGACTATTAACTTAAATCCTTTTAAAACAAGATCATCGGCTAATATGAATGCATTTGGAAAAATGTTAGCAGGTAAATATTCTACACTTTCTGCTAATGAAGCAACAAACTATGCTTCTAAAAAATTTCCTAATAAAATAATGAAAACAAAAGTTAGCCCTAGAGATTTTAATATAGGTCAAAGAGTATTTAATGAAGTTCAAACAGACCATTCTTCAAGACCTAACATAATAAAAAAAGTTGCTAATCAAGTTAAAAATTTTACAAGAGATAGGAGTGGTCAATTAGGTTATAATATTTTATCTTCTAAAAACAAAGGTAAATTAGAAGTAGATGTTTTAAAAACTTTGATGTCTAATGCAAAATCTTTAAGTCCATTAGCAATGAAAGGATTAACATATTTATCTAGTCTACCTGCTGCAACAGCAATGATGTTTTTACAGTCTACTCCAGCTAATTCTGATGAGATGAATATGAAACTAGAAGATTTTGCAAAATTAAATGAAGGTAGTACTAACATAGATAAATCACTGCCTACAGAAATAGGAGATATGTAATGACTAGTTTTTCGCAAGGTAAATATGCTTTAGCGATTTCAGATCGTTCTGGAATGGCCTTTCCATATAATGAAATGGTTAGAGAATGGAATGGTGCGTGGGTACATATGTCAGAGTATGAACCTAAAGCAGCACAACTACAACCGAAACCTACAAGTGCAGATCCTCAAGCTTTAACAAGAGCAAGACCTGCAAGAACAGAATTTGCCACAGAAGATTTTTTACCAGATAACCCTTTTACAACATCGTCAGATACAAATTTAATAATTGCATTTCCAAATGGAGATCTGCAAGTAGATGATCAAGTTACATTTAGAGATGTTAAATTTTCAGTAGGAGGTGTTGCAGTCACTACTTTAGAATTATCCACTACTTTAAATGGAGCTTTAACAGATTCAGTAACGACAATTAATTTAACTGATGGATCACAATTCCCGACAGCAGGATTTATTAGGATTCAAAAAGTATTGACTTCTTCTGATACAACAAACCCACTTCTTGTTGGATCATATCAAAATGAAGTAGTACAATATACTGGAAGATCTACTCATCAATTAACTGGTTGCACTAGAGGAACGAGTGCTCCTTATAGAGGTGTATCTCCAGAAAAAACCACTGCAGGTGCACATGCATCTGGCGCCCTAGTTTTAGGTTCTTATAAAGTAGTATCTTTAAATGAAACAACAGTTCCAAGTTCAGGTCAGCCATCTACAACTACACAATTTGATGGTATAGATGTTACCTTAGTTAACGCTGCTACAGGCACAGAAACAGGGGGTGGTTTTCAATGTACAATTGGACCCGTTAATGATAGAGATTAATTATGGCAACAAGTTATTCATATACAACGCTGACAGCAGCAATTAAAAGCTACACAGAAGTTGATGCCACAGTTTTTACTCAAGCTATTATTGATGAGTTTATTATGGCTGCGGAACATAGGATTAATATCGATTGTCCGATGGACTCAGATAGATTTGTTGAAGAAGGGACAATGGCAGCTGATGTAAATAATATAAGAGTTCCAGCAGGAGCACAATTTATAAGAGGCATAGAAGTATTTAATGCGTCTAATACTACAGAAGCTGGAACTTGGTTAGAGAAAAAAGATCAAACTTATTTATCAGAATATGTAGGTAGATTAACTGGACCGGAAGGCGATTTAACAGCTCAAGATGTTACAGGAAAACCTAAATATTATGCTATGTTTGGTGGAGCAACAGGATTAACTGATACTACTTCAGGATCTATTTATTTAGCGCCTACACCAGATGTTAATTATGAATTTAGAATATATTTTAATAAAATGCCTGTAGGACTGGGAACAGGAGCCGGGGGTAATTCTCATACTTATATAAGTAATTACTTCCCTCAAGGTCTTTTATATGCATGTCTTGTAGAAGCTTTTGGATATTTAAAAGGTCCAATGGAGATGTTGACATTATACGAAAATAAATATAAAACGAGCATACAACAGTTCGCAGGGATGCAGCTGGGGAGAAGAAGACGAGACGACTACACTGACGGAACTGTCAGGATACAAGTCAAATCACCTTCACCTTAAATAGGGAATAAAATATTATGGCAATAACATCAGCAATTTGTAATAGTTTCAAAGTAGAAATTTTAACAGCAACACACAACTTTACTGCATCAAGTGGTAATACTTTTAACTTAGCTTTATATACAAGTAGTGCTACTTTAAATAAATCTACAACAGCTTATACAACTTCATCTGAAGTTGCTTCATCTGGAGGATATACAGCAAAAGGAAAAGCTCTTACAAGTGTAACACCTGTTTTATCAAGTGATACAGCTGTTTGTGATTTTGCTAATATCTCATGGACTTCTGCTTCATTTACATCTAGAGGATGTTTAATTTTTAATGATTCAGCAGCTAGTGATCAATCAGTTTGTGCAATAGATTTTGGTGGAGATAAAACTGTAACAAGTGGAACTTTCACAATTGAATTTCCAGCAGCCACTGCAGGTAATGCAATTATCGGTATAGCATAAGGAGTAGTTCCTTATGGCAAATACTTGGGGACAATCCGGAACAACCTGGGGACAGAATCAATGGGGCAATCAAGCCGACGTTGATATTTCAATCACAGCACCTACACAATTAACAACATCGCTAGGAACAGCAAGCGTTGTTTATTATCCTGGTTGGGGAACTTTAGACTGGGGAGAAAATGGTTGGGGTAGTGT